AGAGTGTGGTTGTGCTATAACTTTTTGACCATGTGAATTACTTTCACAATTAAATACTATTGCTCCAGAATTTGTATTACCTCTTACAACAACTGTTCCAGTTCCATTAGGAGCTAAATCAAGAGTTGCATTAGAAGTAGTAACAATATCTGCACCATTCATATCAAGATTACCACCTAATTGAGGTGAAGTATCTTCTACAACATTGGCTAAATCTCCACTTGAACCAGTTCCAGCGATAACAGCACTTCTTGTAATTTTTTTAAGTCCACCACCTGAAGCGTCTACTGCTAGTAAAAGATCACCACTAGCTGCTGTTGATATTTCTGATAACGAACTAACTGCTACTGAATTAAAATTTGTACCATCTGCAACTAATAAATTACCTGCAGTATTTGTGCCCATAGTAATATCATCACCCGATACTGTAAGATCTCCAGTTACAATTAAATTTTGTGAAGCTGTTACATTACCACTTGAATCAATAGCTAAAGCATCTGCATCAGATGTGTGACCTATGTTAGTTCCATTAATAATTATACTATCAACTGTTAAAGTTGTAAGTGTACCAACCGATGTAAGATTAGGCATTGCTGTAATTTCATCGTCAAAGTACGCAGCTAAATCTGTAACTGCAACTTGTACCATTGTACCATTATCGTTTAATACAACTCTGTCTGCATCTGCAACTGTTGTAGAGGTAGCTGATGTTCCACCATCAACAATATTTAATTCTGCAGCTGTAGAATCTACCGCAGCTAATTTAGTTAAATCTGCTGCAACTAGTCCAGTTACTCCATCTAAAATATTTATTTCTGCTGCAGTTGCTGTAACTGCGGTGCTTCCTAATGTAAGGCCGCTATCAGGTATAACAACACCACTACCAGACAAAGCTGTAAAAGTATTTGCTGTAAATCTAAAATCATCTGCGCCTGCTATTTTAATATCTATCTGATCATCTGTATCTGCTGTTAAACTTGTGTCACCATCTGCATCTAAAACTAATTCTCTTCCTTCAATGTCAAGTCCTCCACTAAATCCAGCGTCAACAATATTAGTTCCGTCTGAATATAATAATTTTGTAGTTTTTTCTGATACTCCAAAAGTAACACCTGATCCCGATACAGTTTTAACCTGCACTGTAAATGCACCTGATGTACCATTTGTTATAATGTAAACTTTTTCTATTGAATTTGGAATTGTTACAATTTGATTTCCTGTAATCGAACCTGTTAATTTTATAACAGCATTTTGAGCCACTGATGTAGCAGCACCATCTGTAATTGTTAATGTTGTAGTAGCAGCTCCACCTGCAATTGATTGCTCTACATAACCAGCAATTGCTGTGTTAACAATGTTTAAGTTGGTATTAGTTTTATCTCCCCAAGTACCGGCGTTCTCGCCAGTTGCCATTATTTCTAAACCAAGATCTGTAAATGTTGATGCCATAATTTAATTCCTAAGGTGTTGGTGAGTTCACAGGTATTCTGATTGTTCCATCAGCGTAGTCGTCTCTTTTTCTACTACCTAGTTGCTCTCCTCCAAATCTCTCTACTTCTTGTTTATATTTTTGTTCGTACAGTTGTAACATATCTGCTGGACCTTTTAAATAACCATATGCTTCTACCAAGACGGCATATAATAAACCATTTGGAAAGTTAAGGCTAATAAAATTTGTTGTAGTTGATGCGCTTAAACCTGTAGGTCTAGCGTTGTAATGAATTTTGTATACGTATGTTGTATTAGGTATTGGAGATAATAAAGCTCCTCCTGAAGTAGTATTTGTAACACCAGTTGCACCACCCTTCATAGCATAGTATTTTGGTCTAGCAGTAGAAGCTGGATTGTTATATTCTTCTAAAAATGTTTCATCTTTTTTTTCTAACCAAATTGGATTAGTTAATGATGACGTTGCATCTGCAACTTGGATTCCTCTAATAACTAATGCACCTGCTGGAGCATTTACAAAAGCTTGATTAGCTACCATATTATCTGTAGCTGCTAATCTATTGGCATCAATAGGCACATCTCTCATAATTCTAGTTTCAGCATTATCAATAAATTGATCTGTAATTGTACTTGTTAATACAGTTGTACTAACTTCAGTATAGTTTTGAATTGCTGTGGTTAATGTTGCGTAAGTGAATCCTGCCATATTATGCTGTTAGAGTTGCTGGACCTGCCGAACAATTCTCTCCTCCCCCTGATATACCACCTGTTGTAGCAGTGTTTGTATCTACAGTAAAGTGATAGAAATCTGCTGTTTGAGTTATACTTCCACTTGAATCTCGTTTGCCAACTGTGATCGAGTAGCCAGCGGCTTTTGCAATTTTTGATCCTAGTATACCATCAAAAATTTGTGGGTTGTTAAATGTTGCAGCTGTAGAAGGTGCACCTCTAAATCTTACAGTGTCTCCTGTAGCTCTACCGTGTGCTTGTTCTGACACATTTATAATTCCAGATGATGCTGCAATTGTTTTAAATGGATTTGGTACTAGTGTTGCAATAACTTTATTTTCTGTTCTATCTGTTCGTGCATTCATTAAACCTTGTTCTTCTCCATTTTTAGAACGTATGTCTAATTGAGGGTGTTTAGATTCAAACTCTGATTTATGTACAAAAGAACCATTCCATTCTTTAACCATTTCAAGATATGGAAACTCCATTCCTGATCTATCTGATATTGCTTTTGCGTATTTTCCTCTTGCCATTATGTTCCTGGGTAATAAATTTTTGGTGTTATATTAAAACTAGTAGAAGAACCATCTTCTGATAGAGCTCTACCAAATTCATCTTCGTACAAAGCTTTCATTTGTTGAACTAGTTGTGGGTTAAATTTTTGTGCTAGGTAAAAAGCTAAACCAGATACCATACAAGGTACAAATCTAAATGGTACATCTGTTGCATCTGTGTAAGTTCCATCTACGTCTTGTATTCGTTTAAGATAATTAAAATGTAACTCTTTAGCTGCGTTAGATGCATCTGCTGTTGGATAAACTGTAATTGTAGTTTTATCTATAAATCTTTGAACAAAGTATTGTGAAGGTGTTCCTTTAGATAATTTATTTGAAAGTGATGAATAAGTTGATCTGTCTATTTTTGTTAAAGCAGAATCTGCTTGGTCTGTTGCAGTTCTATCACTTCTTAAAGTTGCTTCAAGAACATCTGCTACACCAAAAGTATTAACAGGAACAGTTGTTGCACTTGTACCATCGCCACTTGATCTAAAAAAAACATACTCGGCTTGACCTTCAATTAAATTAATATTAGCATCCGCTACTTCCCAGTAGTGCAAACCTCTATTACCCCATTCTTGAAACATTATATTTAAAGAACGTCTTGCTGTTTTTAATTGATATCCAGAAGTTACTTGTGAACCTATACGTTCGTAAGCCTCTGCAATAATTTCGTCTACTGCAAAAGTTTTGTCAAAAGTAACTGTGCCTGAAGTTGTGTTGGCCATCAGTTAATCCTAACTATATAATTTTTTAAACTCTGCTACTACTGTATACATGTTTCCAGAATCTGCGGCACCTGGAACTACAAAGTTAACATCGCTCTCGTTAGTGTTATTAGATTTATCTGCTGGTATTCCACCAAATTCTCTAAAGTCCCAATAACCTGATCCTGTTAAACCTATAATAGGTATATCGCCATCATCATCTTCTTCATCTAAACGTGCAAATGAATCTCCACCGTCTCCACCTTGCGATGAAAACCATACTCTTAATAAAGATAAATGTAATACTGGGCTTCCGTCTGCGTTTGCGTTTAATGCCGAAACATCACCAAATACAGTTGTTGCACCTGTTCCATCTGATTGATTTACTATTTTAATAACTACTCTTTTGTCGTTTTCTTGTAGGATTGTTGGTCCTGTTACTACGTCTGCCATGTGTTTCCCTCCTTAATTAAGAAACTGTGGGGCCGAAGCCCCACATTAATTATTTATTACTTAAGATTTATTGAACCAACATTCGCTGCAAGTCCATCAATGATGTCGTGTGCAAGGAAAGCTAGTGCTGCTGTAGATGAAAGACAAGTCACTTTAAAACTTGAACCTACAACTGCGTTTGCATCAAAACCTATAGAATCATTTGCATCTGAAATTCCTACGTTGTCACCATCACCTTTTGG